GACCGAAGCTGTTTGACGACATCTCTGTTCGCTTCGAGCCCACCACTCCTGGTGCCTCCAACTTCGACTACCGCTACAAGACCATCAGCCTGCTCAGCGAGAGCTTCCAGCTCGGGAGGATCCGCAAGGACCTGATGCACGAAGTCTGGCACAGCTTGGAAGGACGCCTCACCCCGGCTGAGTCCAAGAAGATCACGACCCAGTTCGTCGAAGCCAGGAAGGCTCACTTTGAGAACTCTCCTGGGGCGGTTCGTCGCTTCGAGCAATTGAAGGCGGCAATGACCCCTGCTCAGACCGAGGACGCGATTGACGAGATCGTCGAAGCTGGCGAGTATGAGTTCATCTCCCCGGCCGAGTGGTTCGCCACCAACGCCACTGACCTGACCGAGTCCCGCCTGGCCAAGCTCAAGGCGATGCAGGGGGGCGGCATCAAGAACACCCTACTCCGCATCCGTGAGGTCTTCTCGGACTTCGTGTCCATGATGCGGTCCCGCTTTGGCGGCAAGAATCTGGACACGATTGTTGGGGACTTCCTCGGCGGTCGGAAGAGCCAAGCTGCCTCCTCGATCTCCCGCCTCAAGGGCCGTGGGGACCTGGCTTACGCCCGCTCCTTCAAGGTCACCCAAGAAGAGTTCGACGCGATCTCCCAGGCCGCTGAGCAAGCCAATGGCCAGGGTCTCCGCGGTGCTGACTTCGCTGCGAGCATCCCCTACCCCCGCACCCTCAATGGGCAGCAGCGCGTTACGGGTTTTCCGCTGGAGTACCCCAAGTACGGCAGCGGCGACAACGCCGTCGACGTGAAGGTGCCCAACGACCCGCCTGGTGCCAACGTGATCTACGCCATGGTTGTCGCCATAAACAACCGCGGTGCCAAGGCTGAGGCCGTTGAGAATTACCTCCGCCGTCTGGGTGTGACTGTCACGGAAGACGCCGAGAAGCTGCTCACGGCGCGCCTGGATGCTGAACGGAAGGCTGTTAAAGAACTCCTGGTTGGTGAGGCCAAGGGCCCCTCTCAGCCGTCCAGGGAATCGCTGTCCCTCGGTGAAGTGATCGTCGACGAGGACGGTAGCAGGACGTTCATCCGCAACGCCAGTGAGGACGATGGTGGCGGCTCTGCTACTCTGTCTTCCAGGCGGCGCAAGGAGATGCTCAGCGATATGGCGGAGGCCGACAAGAGCATTGTTGGGCTTGGCCTGGACAAGCAGGAAGAGATGAACCAGCGTGCCCTGTCACGCCTCCAGCTTGGTGAGACCTCTGGCTGGTCGTTCGTGGAGGACTTCCTCGAGAACGAACCCCGCGAAGTCCAGGACAAGGTCTACGCCTACCTGGATGCGCTGGTCGCTGAGGCTGGTGAGGCTGGTGATTTCCCTACTCGGAAGCCCCGCCCCGGTGAGGTTGTCGCCAAGGCTAAGCGTACGGAAGCTGGAGCGGGCATGTCGAAGGGCGGCCGCGGGTCCTCCCTGGCAGGCGCGGACATCCAGCTCACTGAGCAGGACGTGAAGGCCGTGCTCGCCAAGCTGGAGTACAGCAAGCCTGAGCTTGTCCTGCAGGTCAAGCGGAGCCGTGAGGCTTCGGCCAAGGTCACCCTTGAGTCGATCGCTGAGCGTCGGAAGGCCCTGATGGAAGAGGGCATGGAGATCCAGGCCAAGGTCGAAGCGGGTGAGTTGAACGATACCGACATGGATGCGTTCGCCGGGCGTGCTCGTCGTCAGTTTGACGAACTCCAGCGGGCGGAAGAGCGCCTGCTCGCTGCCCAGGCTGAGGAGGGTGCTGAGGTCTCTGCGAAGGCTAAGACCCCGAAGGCTGAGGCCACGGAAGCCCCTGTTTCTACTCAGGAGGCCGGGGGGAACAGCGAAACTAAGGGTCCCGATGAGCCCCCGAGCACGCCTCCTGAGGCCACGGAAGCCCCTGTTTCTACTCAGGAGGCCGGGGGGAACAGCGAAACTAAGGGTCCCGATGGGCCCCCGAGCACGCCTCCTGCGGCCGCAGCGGTTGAGGAGCCCGCTCCTGTGAAAGAGCCTGAGCCTGAACTTCCTCCCATGGAAGACAAGGTTGAGGACTTCCTGCCGCCCGAACCGCCCAAGGTGGAGGCACCCGAAGCTCCGAGTGAACCTCGGAAGCCCAAGCGCCTGGTCGAACTGGGCTCTGAGAAAGGTACACTCACTAGCGAGGACCTGCTTGATCTGCGTCGTGCCGTCAATGAACGGAGCGAGCAGGAGTGGCAAGAGCTGAACATCAACCCTCGCGACCTCAATGAGGACGAGCTGGTTAGCCTGTTCCTCCACCACCGCGGGATCAACCTCAACCGGATGAACCTGAACGCCGCCGAAGAGGTTGGTGTCTTCCGTCTGCTCGAAGAGTTCGGGTTCGGAAAGCGCCTCCGCGACCAGGGCATTACCGCCCTGGACAAGGTGGGCTTCCCACAACTGGAGAGCATGATCGGCGAGCACGCTGCCATGACTGGCCAGAACCTCTACGACACGGCGGTCGAACTTATTCGAGGTGCGGACAGCCTGGCCGAGTTGAAGGTTACGCTGGGTGTCGCCCGTATTCGCCTGGTGCAGGCTAACGCTGAGCTGACTCCCAAGCTGCATGACCTGTTCAAGATGGCGGATGAGGTTGGAGCGGAGAACCTCCCCGATGAGGTCGTCCTGGACGTCCTGCTCGAAGTGGATGAAGTGGCTAACCTGGCTCAGGCTGTCTCTGGAGCGGCCTCGGAAGGTGGCCGCTACCTGCAGGCCCTGAATCTGCCGGTCGACTCCAAGGGCGTGTCTCTGAGCCTGGACAAGGGTCTGGAGAAGGTCCGTGAGAAGATCCGCAGCGGCACTGTGGACGTTGCTACCAAGAAGGCCATGCTCGAAGGCGTGGGGGGCAAGGAGCAGGCGGTCAAGTTCATCGTCAAGCTGAGCGAGACCCTGGATGCCAACACGGGCCCCCTGGCAGGCAAGTCCTACATGAAGATGGCCAACCTGGTGAAGATTGCCAATGACGCCAAGAAGGTGGGCTTCTGGGACATCCACAACACCTACTTCATCAACAACCTGGTGTCGTCCAGTCAGACGATCATCGGTGTCCAGATGATCTCGAACATCCTGACGACCGCCCTGGCTCCTCTGGAGCGAGCGGCGGGTGGTCGGTTCGGGGACGCCCTCAAGCTCTACAAGCACTACATCACCAGCTTCGCGGAGTCGGTGAACATCGCCAAGTCGGCCCTCAAGGAGAACCGCCCGATTGGTCTTGGTCGCCGCTACGACGGCCTGCAGACCCCGACGATCAGCCGCAAAACGATCCCGGCATTGCAAAAGCTGGCGAACAAGGTGGGTGAAAAGCCCGTCGACTTTGCCACTTCTGCTCTGGGGTTCCCGTTGCGGGGCATCCAGGCTGGCGACGAGTTCTTCAAGCAGTTGAACTATCGTGCCCAGCTCAAGACGGCCGTGGAAGCCAGCCTTGCTCGTCAGGGAATCAGCGGCACCGCGGCCTCGGCTGAGATGCAGAAGGCCATGGACATTGCCATCGTCAACGGCGAATTCGCGACGAACGAGCGCCTGATTCAGGAGGGCTGGCAGGAAGCTGCAAAGACTACCGACCCCAAGGACGTCAAGGCCATGATGAGGAAGGCCCTGGCGTATCGCAAGACCAAGTGGGATGAGCTGGAGGGCGTTGTCCCCACCTTCACCAACCACGCTGACCGTGCCACCTTCCTGGCTAAGGAGGTCACTCTGCAGGCTGATAGTCGGGGTGGAATGTTTGGCGACGCCGCTGAAGTGATCAAGTCGGGGGTCAAGCGTTTCCCGCCTGCCCGTCTGTTCCTGCCGTTCGTGAGCACGCCGATCAATGCGCTGTTCTATGCGGGCGACCGACTGGTGGCCCCTGCTCAGGCAATCTCCTACCTGATTGGGGAGGTCACCAACTCCCATGGGGCGATGGTCAAGGTGGGAGAGAAGCTCGGCTTCCCGGCCAAGACCATGGACTGGTTGAAGAACAATCACTCCCGTATGTACAAGGACCTGTCCAGCGGGGACCCCGCAATCGTGGCCGACGCCAAGGGCCGTGCTGCCACTGGAGCCGCCATGATCGGTCTGGGCTACACCCTGGCGATGGGCGGTATCGTCACTGGCCACGGTCCCAAGAACCGCGAGGAGCGCATCACGTGGATCGCCGCGGGCAACCAGCCATACTCGGTGAGGGTTGGGGACACTTGGTTCTCGTACTCGCGCCTGGACCCCCTGAGCACGATGCTCGGGTCGGTGGCCGACCTGTTCATGGCTGCCCAGTACACCCGCGACGACGAGGAAGCTCTGGATCAACTGACGTACGCGATGAACGCTCTGTGGTTCTCCACGACTAACAACCTGACCAACAAGAGCTACCTGCAGGGCTTCAAGTCCTTCCTGGAAATGATCACTGGGCAGGACCCGTCGCGGTTCCAGAAGTGGACCAAGCAACAGGTGGCTGGCGGCTGGATGCCGTTTGGATCGGCTGTTGGCACCCTTGCCAATACGATCGACCCCACCCGTCGCAGTGTGGACGCGGACTTCATGGATGGCATCCTTGACTCTGTGGTCAACCGCATCCCAGGCCTGTCGACCAATGAGCCCGTCCGCGATGCGTTCGGTAAGCCCATCCTCCGTGCTGACCAGCTCGGTCCTGACGTGCTGTCCCCGATTGCCACGACGGCAGTCAAGAACGACATCATCTCTAAGGAGTTCGAGGCTTTGGGCCGCTCGTTCAATGCTCCGAGCAAGATGCAGCAGGGCTTGGACCTGACGAAGATCGACATCGGACCCAACCGCACGGCTTACGGCCGCTTCCAGGAGCTGGCCGGGGAAGTCAGGATTGGCGGCCGCAACCTCGAGGAGGCCATGCAGGAGTTGCTGACCTCTGCTCGCTACCAGCAGGCCTCAGCCTACTCGACCGACATGGTTGAGTCCCCGCGGGTCTACATGGTGCGGGCTCTGTTTTCCAAGTACCGTCAACGGGCCTTCCGTCAACTCAAGAAGGAGAGCCCGGTTCTCAATGCGGCCCTGATGCAGTTGGACAGCCAAGCACGGGCGTCCAAGTACGGTGTCGCACCCTCTATTGTTGATTTGACCGCACGCTAATCATGGACGAAAAGAACGACCACACGATCCAAGCACTCGTCGCCATCGGCCGTATCGAAGGGAAGCTGGATGCAATGGCTGCTCAGCAGCACAAGCTCCTGGAGACCGACGAAAAGCACGATGGTAGGATTGGCTCGCTCGAGCAGGACCGCTCCAAGCTAATTGGCATTGGGATCGCCGCGGGAGCCTTCTCGAGTTGGATCACGAACCTCATCATGGGGAAACACTAATGGGTAAGAAAGAAGTCGCAGACACGCTCAGCAACATCCAGGAAGCTCTCACCAAGGAGCTGCTCCGACGGATCGCGGAAGGCACGGCTACCAGTGCCGACCTGAACATCGCCCGCCAGTTGCTCAAGGACAACAACATCGACGCCACGATCACCCCTGACAGCAGCCTGGCGACGTTGGGCAAGATCCTCCCGTTCGACCGGGAGAACGTCCAGATGCACAGTACGAACTTTGCAGAGAAGCACGCTAAGTAGTGGTCCAGAACGAGAAGCTCAAGGACTTCCGCAACTTCCTCTACCTTGTGTGGAAGGAGTTGGGATTGCCCGATCCCACGCCCGTCCAGTACGACATTGCATATGCGATGCAGCACGGGACCAAGCGCCAAGTGATCGAAGCGTACCGCGGTGTGGGCAAGAGCTGGATCGCTTCGGCCTTCGTGGTGTTCAACCTGTACTGGAATCCAGCGTTGAACATCCTGGTCGTGTCCGCGAGCAAGCAGCGGGCTGACGACTTCACGACGTTCACCCTGCGCCTCCTGACCGAGATCGCGTGGTTGAACCACCTGTACCCTCAGGGTGAGCAGCGGTGCAGCAAGGTAGCCTTCGACGTGTTCGGGGCACCGCCTGCTCACGCCCCCTCAGTGCGGTCTGTGGGCATCACTGGTCAGATCACGGGTAGCCGTGCTGACCTGATCATCCCGGACGACATCGAGGTGGCGAACAACTCCTGGACTCCTGGGATGCGCGAGAAGCTCCTGGAGTCGATCAAGGAGTTCGACGCCGTCCTCAAGCCGGGAGAGACCTCCCGCATCTGCTTCCTGGGAACCCCACAGAGTGGGGAGTCCATCTACACTGTGCTCGGAGACCGTGGCTACACGATCCGCATCTGGCCTGCTCGGATGCCCAACGAGAAGCAGCGTCGTGCATACGGCAACAAGCTGGCTCCGTACATCTCTGAGCTGCCGCTGGAGGTAGGTGAGCCTGTCGACCCCGACCGCTTCGACGACCTCGACCTGCAGGAGCGTGAGCTGTCCTATGGACGCTCGGGCTTCAATCTGCAGTTCATGCTCGACACGTCGATCAGTGACTCCAATCGCTATCCCCTCAAGCTGAGCGAGCTGATCGTGGACGACCTGGACGTCACGACCTGCTTCGAGAAGTACATCTACAGCACGGACAAGTCCCTGGCTTGGGACATCGAGACGGTAGGCTTCTCGGGGGACAGGTACTACCGCCCCCTGGAGCGCATCGGTAAGCCCGTTGCCCACGACGGCAGGGTGCTCGCCATCGACCCCTCTGGCCGGGGCAAGGACGAGCTGGGCTACACCGTGCTCGGCAAGAGCGCCCACAACATGGTTTTACTGGCGAACGGTGGACTCCGTGGAGGCTACGCCGTTGAAAACCTGACCAAGCTCGCCCAGTTGGCCAAGGACTACCAGGTCAATGAGATCATCTACGAGGCCAACTTCGGGGACGGTATGTGGGCTCAGATCTTCACCCCGATCCTCAAGGAGATCTACCCCTGCACCCTGACCGAGGTCAAGCACTCGGTCCAGAAGGAGCGTCGGATCATCGAGACGCTCGAGCCAATCATCAACCGCCACCACCTGATCGTCGACCGCCGTCTGATCGAGAAGGACCTGGCGTTTGTCCGTGACGACCACCCTGAGCTGGGTGTTGAACAGCGCCTCAAGTACAGCCTAATGTACCAGCTTTCGCACATCACGCTGGATCGCGGGTCGCTCATTCACGACGACCGCCTGGACTCCCTGGCCATCGCAGTCAACTACTGGGTGGAGCGAATGGGAGCATCAGTTGATGAGGCTCTTGCACGTCGAAAGGCAGAGTTGTGGGAGAAGGAGCTGGAGCAGTTCCTTGAGCACGCGATTGATCCAACGGGGAAGCCTCCTGAGCCTCAGCCGTCGTGGTTGCAGTCAAGTCGGGGGTCTCAGCGACTGCCCGGTCTACGTCCTCGTTAGCACGCGATTGATCCGACGGGGAAGCCTCCCGGTCTGCGGCCGCTGTAGCCCTCGCCGCAACCATCTTGAGGATGGCTTTGGTGCCCGCGGGGAGGCCCAACATGGGGTCGTTCAGGACAGTCTCAACCGCCTTGATCGTCTTGGCAGAGAGTGTTTTGGACTTGGCGGCCATCTTTTGGCGTCGACTTTCGCGTAAGTTGCCGATGTGGCACCGTTGACATAACCTAGTGGTAACACTGGACTTAGGACCGTTGCACTGGGTACAGTTGCCCGCCTTAGCCCTTTGCGACTTTGTAGATCTGACCGACTTACACATACGGCAGTAACCGCTGCGGTTGTTGAAGTCCTGCAAGGGCAAAACATGTCTGCAATCCGAGCATCGACGGTGCGTCGTTGAGCAGATGTTGCACAGGACTTGGTTGGCGGTTGCGAAGCCGCCGCCTGTGCTTCCAGAGCACTTGAGGCAGGTACGGGTGGGCGTGGTCATGATTGTCCGGGGGTGCGAGTGTACTTTGTTGGGGAGCCTGGAACGGGGGTCTGAACTCCGCTACGGGCACGCCCTTCAGCTCGAAGTCTTCGCAAGCTCTTCTCTCTCACCTTACTGCACGTAGTGCAGTAGATGCCGAGGTTTGAGAAGCTCCGTTGTCGCAGAATCCGTCCGCAGTCTGGGCATCGACGGTGCGTCTTGCGGCAAGTGTTGCACAGCACTTGGTTGGCAGTTACGAAGCCCCCACCCGTACTACCAGAACACTTAGGGCAGACATGAATGGTCATGCTTACCCCAAAGTGCGAGTGTACCCGCCCTAGAATGGGCCCAAACAGGGGCACCCTCTGTAACGCTCCAGGATCGCGTATAAACGATTTCGGGCGGAAAAGGTCCTAGGGTAGCCACCCACCCCTCAAAGTGCAGCCTGCGCAAGCCCACGCAGCCACAGAGGACGCTGGCCCGGTACCGCCCCCTGCAGTTGCGGAAGTGGTGGGGTCCGCACCCAGCCAGTGGGCCCAACCAGTCGACCGCGTGCTCGGAGTGGACAACGGACAGACAGGTCCGAAACCCGGAGACAGAGTCGACAGTCCAAAGCCCCCAGTGAGGGTAGATTGGTTGAAGGTTCAACCAGGAGACCAGCCTTGCTTGGCAAGAGACCGATCCCGAGCGAAGCGAGGGGGTCGGTCTGGGCCTCAGAGCCAGCTTGAACCCAGGTTCAATCAGGAGACCGGTTCTGAACCCAGGTTCAATCAGGAAGACCAGTCTTGCTCGGCAAGGAGACCGATCTCGAAGACCGGTCCTGACCCCAAGCTCAATCAGGAAGACCAGTCTTGCTCGGCAAGGAGACCGATCCCGAGCGAAGCGAGGGGGTCGGTCTGGACCTCAGAGCCAGCTTGAATCCAGGTCTAATCAGGACCTCAGAGCCAGCTTGACCCCAAGCTCAATCAGGAAGACCAGTCCTGACTCCTGCTCGAAGCCAGTTCACTTCAGTCCTAACCCCTTGCAAAACAAGGACTTACGGAGGGGATACGGTTTCGGGCAGGGCAAACATATACTTAACTCACCCTAACTAACCTTAGTTGAGTTAAACTTACCTAAGTTGAGTTAACTAAACCATACTTAAACTAAAGTGAGTTAAGGTGAACCACTACAAAGAAGGAAGAAAGACAGAAGAAGAAGAGAAGAAAGACCAGTTAACGTTAGTTATAGTTAACTATTGTGAACTGTTCAGCAAGCTATAAACAATTACAATCTCTTCTATAAAATGACTACCATGGAGTATATATCATACATATATACTTACTTAGGTCAATCCGTTTTCGTCGTCTGAGCCGGGGCGCGGCCCCAAAGTTTGGAGGTGATCGTGGCTAAGAGCAAAAAGCAAACTCCTTGGTTCCTCAATCCGATTGTCCTGGGTGGGACCACTATCGAAGTGGTCTTCAATGACGGTCAAGCTGAGTTCGGAACGTGGACTCAATGGCCCCGTCCGACAATCTCCCTGGGCAACCAGCACCACTCGGAGGTCGCAGGCACTCTCCTGCACGAAATCCTCCACGGAATCAGCGATTTGTACGAGCTGGGGCTGTCCGAAGCGCAGGTCAAAGTGCTCGAGCAAACGGTGATTGCTGCCCTCCGTCAGAACCCTCAACTAGCTCAACACCTCTTGCACGGCAAATAGTTATGGGACTCCCCCGACCCGCAGACAAGAATGAAGTCCGACAGGTAGAGACCCGCCTGCTCGGACTGATCGAACAACTGATTGCTCGGGCTGATTCAAATGACGTTATCGACGCTAGTCAGCAGTCAGTAATTGAGGGAACCCTCCAGGCACTCACTGCTCTGGATGGGTCCCTCCTGTCATTGACGAATGACGTGGACGCCCTCGCTGTCGAGTTCAATGACCATTCCGACAGGCACATCACTGGTGGTGCGGACGTCATTCCCGATGCCACCACGACCTCCTCAGGGCTGCTCCCTGCCCTGTCTGGCAATGCCACAGACGTGCTCAAGGGCAATGGAACCTGGGGTACGGTCAGCGGTGGTGTCACCGATCACGGTGCTCTGACTGGCCTTGGGGACGACGACCACACCCAGTACGTCCTCGCTGACGGTACTCGGACTGGATGGCCCCTGCCCGCTGAGACTCCTACCGCGGACAGCATTGTGCTCAGTGGAGCAGATGCTCGGACGCAACCTGGCTACGGCAAAGACTTTACGGCGACCGACCTGTACCAGGACTCCACTGGCAATGGGTACGAAGCAACCTACGTCGCTGGCTGCATCAACGGTGTCGCCCTGACGGCCGCTTCGAGCACGGCGGGCAGGACTGAGTTCATCCCGTTCATCAGCCCTCGTCGTGGTGGGACCCTCGTCCGCGTCTACATCCAGATCACTGGGGGCTCGCCCACCGGGGACATGACCATCGCCGTGTACGACTCCAAGAGCGACGGGGACGGCGTGCTCGTACAGGACGACCTCCGTCCCGACGGGGCTGCCCTGGGCAGTGAGACGCTTCCCCTGAGCGCGCCGGGCGTTTACACGTTCACCCTGAACGCTGACCTGGAGCCCTGCAGGGTCTACTGGCTCGCCTGCTACACGGAGAACTCCGTGACGATCAGGCAACTTCCTGTAGGCGGTGCTCAGTCCTGGCTGGGCTTTCCTGTGCCCACGGGGACCACCCTGCCGCGGGCTACGGTCGCGTTGTACGAAAGTGCAGCGCCGACGTCCTACGACGGCACGGAAGCCTGGTCCCGGTCGACGGGAAGCATCACAGCGTGCTTCATGGACTTCGGTCCGTAGTTGGTCTACAGCGTTTACTGGTCGGTTTCATCGGTGACCGTCCTTGCCACTTAACCGTGGCCTCGTCTCCAAAGGTTTTTGGAGCAAAATTCCGAAGTGGTTAATAGAACGAACGAGCATGGCGGCCCCCCCATGGGCACACGTTCGGCACATATATAGACGCACGCGCGCGCGCGATCCTCCCTGATCGGATCCCGAATCCGGCTCCATCCGGTACACTCACATCGGTTGCATAGTGTCGGTGGGGTCCCTGTGACAGGGGGACCTAATCGACGGCTCTTCAACCCCGCAGGATCATAGGTGACGCATGGTGGCGCCACCCGCATCGAGCCTGCCAAGAATGCAGTTCTGAGTAATTTCACTTGGGGCCAGCGTTTTTGCCGATGAATCGAGTCTTCCAATTCAAAACCCGCTGGGCAATAGGATGCAGCAAGGCGGGCACGCGCGGAAAAGGCGAGAGGCAACAAGCCAACCCGCGCGAGAATCGACGTCTAAGCTAGGTTACGTGTAGGTTAGTACACGTGGCCTAGGTCACCGGATACTGTCCGGTCTGATGAGCCCACGGTATGGGCGAAACTTCTCACAATCAAACGAGAGCTTAGACCATGAATCCTACTGACCTGATCATCGGTGACGATGATCAAAATGATGCCGCGATCGTTCAAGATTATCTCGATCGCCACGGAGTGTGCTTCAATGATGAATGAGCGAATGTGGCTTGTCGCCGTGCGCAGGGTCTGCATCGTCATCACACCCGATGGGGGCGTGCAGCTCGCGAACCGATGGGAGCAGGTCATGTTCCACGGCGAGACGGAGGTGCACGCAACTAATCGCGCTTTGGCATGGATTGACGACATCAATCGATGGACGCGTCTCGATTATGAAGCCTACCTGCGGCAGGAGCAGAGCAGTGGCAACTAAGCTCCTCACCGTGTCTGGCAAGACGGCCAAGACTGTCGCCGCTGGCATCGTCGATGCCGCCCTTATCCTCTACCTGCCGCCCGGCAGCAAGAATGTCTGCCCAAACGCAACCCCGGGTTGCAAGGCGGCATGTTTCGGGAGCAAGGCTCTCGGGAGCTTCCGCTTCCGCATGGATAGCGTTAGCCAAGCGCAGAAGCGTAGGCTCGACCTCTGGCAAACCGATCCTGTGCGCTTCCGCGAACAGCTCGGGCAAGAGCTTGTCGCAACTTTCCGCAAGTTGCGCAAGGGTCGCGATCCGGCCAACCCGCCCACGGTTAGCCTGCGTCTGAACGGCACCAGCGACATCGAATGGCCGATCGAATTGCGGCAATGGATCGACGGTCTGGCCCGCTCTTCGGGGGTCCGTCTAATCCAGTACGAATACTCGAAGAAGCCCCCGGAACAATGGCCGGATGACGGCGTCGACCGGACATATAGTGCGTCCGAACGTGATTCAATCGAGCGAATTCAAGAGCTTGTCGGCAAGGGCATCCGGGTCGCAGTACCCTTCAACCTCCCTCGAAATGCCGACATCGGCGGACTCACTTGGAACGGCGTGTACATCGTCGACGGCGACCAGCATGACGCTACTTTCGTGCAGCCTAAGGGCGTAGTTGTGGCGCTTCGCCAAAAGGGCATTGCCAAGTCCGCTCAGCATCGTGGGTTTGTCCGCGAGGCCGAATTCACGGCGGCCGCGGGCAACGTGGTCCCCTGAAAAGTGAGTGAGTTCCAGACCCGCCCAGCATCGTGGATTCGTCCGTGGTGCCGAGTTCTCTGCACCAACGATCAACGTAGACCCCTGAAAAGTGAGGACCTGTGAGCACCCATCAAGAGCTACTTGACCATCTACTGACCGATCTAGTCAACGCCCACAGGGATCTTGAATCCGCCGTGGCAAGCATGATGCGATCCACTGACTCTGCGCAAGTGGACTATTGGCGCAAGTTAGTCGAATACCACGACGCGAAGAGTTCAACAATCTTCAAAAGGTTAATGCGTGTCTGGGTCAAGGAAGAGCCCGCACAGTGAGCAAACGGCCAGCATAGACCCCTGAAAAGTGAGTGAGTTCCAACAATGGGTAAGAAGCTCAAGAGCCAAAAGCTGAACGGCGCCGAGGCCATCGAATTCCTACGCAAGTTCCAAGATTATGGGGAGCCCGCTTTCATCGACGAATGGGGCGACCACCGCTGCCTGTACTGCAAGAATCTTTCCGGGCACCATGATCCCAAGTACCACAGGCCCGACTGTCTCTGGGTGCAGCTCAAGCAGCTTGACCTGACCTAGGTACACTCACACCAATCCAACGATAAGGCACAATCCATGATCACAATTCACGAGCCCCACTCTCAACGCAGCCGCCCAGTCGATGTTAGCGGCCTGCAGTACCCTGTGCTCATCATCGCGATCCCGCACAGCGGCCCGGCCGACATCCTCCCAGCGGCCGACCTGCATGAGCTGATCATGCTTGCGCAAAGCATCGCCACCACCGATGAAGATGCGCCGACTGAGCACGTCGACGGCGGCGTGGACTCGGCCGACATCCTGCGCTGGCTGGCCTACGATATGCACCGAACCTACATCGTGGACGCTCGCGACTTGCGAAATGATCTGCTCGGCCTCGATTCGCGCGGCATCCCTGTTCATGGCTGGCCCGGAGTCGAACTCCTCCGCCTCAAGATGTTCGTGTCCGATTGTGATCCGATGAATGACCCGTCCTGGGGGATGTCATGAGCGTGATCATCTGCCCAGACGGAAATCTGAACGGCGGCGATCCCACGGAAATGGTCTACTTCACGTGGGAAGCGTGCGAGGCGCTGAATCTTGCGATACGCAAGGCCGAGGCCGTGTTCCCGCACCCTCGAGACTACCAGAACAGCCCGGCCGGAACGTATGAAGCGCACGCCGACGAGGCCCGCCGCAGGCTGGAAATGCTGCGAGAGGTGTACTCCCTGTACGGCGCCGATCTGCTCGCGGTTGACGAGGTTGTCGCGCGTTCGACCGTCCACCGCAAGCGGGCGCCATGACCAAAACCGTGACCCGCCTGACCTAAGGTACACTCGCACCGATCCAACGATGTCGACGGATGCTGGTCCGCCGACACCGTAAACCAACTACCAGCAAGCTAAGGACTTCTCACAATGTCGCACGAAATCACTTCAACGGACACGTTCCTCTTCAACAAGCCCGCTTGGCACGGTCTGGGCATCGTCCTCGATCGTTCCTTCACAATCGACGAGGCCATCGCCCAAGCTGGCCTTGACTGGACGGTCTCCCTTGAGCCGATCCAAGTCTCCTCCTCCGCTGTCCCTGTCGAAGGCTACCGCGCCGTGGTCCGCGAGGGCATCGCTGAGCCTCTGGCCGTGGTCGGTGCGGATTACACCCCGTACCAGAATCACGCGATGCTCGAGGACGTGCGGCAGGCTGCGTCTGCAGTCGGTCGCAGCAGCGTCTACCTGCACAGCGCGGGCTCTCTCCGTGGCGGCCGCACCGTGGTCGTCTGCGTCGCTCTCGGTGAGGGCGAGGTGGCCAAGGGCGACATCGTTCGCCAGTACGGCATCGTCACCAACGGCCACGATGGTAAGCAGTCGGTGCGCGTCTGGGCCGCTAATGAGCGGGTCGTGTGCGCCAACACCGAGCGCATCGCCCTGATGGAGGGCATCACGAACCGCACCATGACGAGCCGCCGCCACACCTCTGGCCTGATCGTCGACGTGCCCCTGCTCATGAGTCGCATCCTGATGGCCTGCGACGCCGCTGAGATGGATATGCGGCAGGCACGCCTGATGGCCGAGATCCAAGCCCGCGACGAGGTCTTCGGTCGCATCTATAAGCACCTGTACGGCACGCCTGAGACGGATGCTCAAAAGGCCAAGGCGGTCACGATCTTGAGCGAGTGGGCGGCCCTGCGTCGCTCTCCGATCACGCGCCTCGGCAATGAGGCTGACGGGTCCCTCTGGGAAGCGTACAACGCAGTGACCGCTTGGGTGGATCACAAGCGGGGCAAGGTTCAGGAGCGGGCGGCGAGCAATCTTCTGGGGTCGGGTGCCGACCTCAAGGTGAAGGTTCGCAGCTTCCTCCTGAGTGAGTTCGGGATGTGAGAAGTCCCCGGTCAGTCCTGTCCCAAGAATGAGAAGCCTCTTGGGGCAGGACTGGCCTCTTCCTGAGTGAGTTCGGGATGTGAGAAGTCCCCGGTCAGTCCTGTCTCAAGAATGTGAAGCCTCTTGGGGCAGGGCTGGCCTCTTCATCGAGTCCAATAAGGGAGCAAGAACCAATGAAGCGGTCTAACAAACTCGTCGACCAAAACGCGGCCCTCACCTATGCAACCCACCTGACCACGTTCTCCACTGCCCGAGCGGCCATGAAGACATTGACTGACCTCGGGCCTATGGTTCGGGAAACGCCCGAGGACGTTCGGGAAGCCCATAGGAAGGCTGTTGAGGCGCTGGCCAATCTGGTCACCGCCAGTCAAGTTGAGTGCGGGAAGTTTCTAGACACCGTCTACATCACCTAAGGGAGCAAGAACCGATGATCGAACCCAAAGTCTATGTCGAAATGAACGATTCCCTGGCCTACGCCTCCCTCTTGGGAGTGACCGCTGTGGCCTTCACCGCGAACATGGGATTCACCGAGCTGTCTGGTGTTACACGCGGTCTGCATCCAGACGTGATCCGTGCGTTTGAGGATGCCCGCGCTTCCCTCAGCCACTTGAATCGGGTGTGCAAAGAGCACGCCAACATCCACCTAGACCGCCTCGAGCAGTCCACCGCCCAAACCATCCAAAACCAGTTCAACAAGGACCAAGGGAGCAAGAACTAATGAACAAGCAAGAAGCGCGGGAACGGGCCGAGCTGATGCTGGCCATGATCAAGACAGTCAATTTCAAGAACGCTCTGGGCTGTGTTGAGGACATCCTTGAGGTCAGCCCAGACGACGATGCCGACCGCAAGATGGTGTTCGACCTCCAGCAGAGGCTGGATGGACTCCTTCGCAAGAGTCTGGCGAGAGTCGCGGACCTCAACGCCTGGGCCGACGCGTCGGGAATGGATGGCCTGTGATGGAAACCTACACTGGCGAGCAGAGCGTGGCTGAGATCCAAGCCCGCATGGAGTGGTGCAAAGCACTGCTCTACAAGGCAGCTCAGCGGGCCTTGAATCACGCTGGTCTCAGGGTCAGTGAAGCCGTGAGCTGCACGCCTGTGGACGATCCGCTTCGTCCTAAGGTGTGCGCGCTGTACGACCTGATCGCCCAGCTCGAGCTGGAGTACAGCGCCCGCGGGCGTCCGCTGGAGGTGACACCGTGAGCACCACCTACGATTTCGCCTATGGGCCTGTCCCTGCCCACCAACACCCTAATGGCGGCGGCTGGGTGGCCAGCACAGCGTCTGTGGAACCTACGGTGTATGTCGGTGCAAACGCTCAGGTGTTCGGCACCGCTCAGGTGTTCGACAACGCTCGGGTGCTCGACAACGCTCGGGTGTTTGGCGACGCTCAGGTGTTCGGCAACGCTGCGGTGTTTGGCGACGCTTGGGTGTCCGACAACGCTCGGGTGTTTGGCAATGCTCAGGTGTTCGGCACCGCTCAGGTGTTCGACAACGCTCGGGTGCTCGACAACGCTCGGGTGTTTGGCGACGCTCAGGTGTTCGGCAACGCTGCGGTGTTTGGCAACGCTCGGGTGTTCGACAACGCTTGGGTGTCCGGCGATGCTTGGGTGTTCGGCAACGCTCAGGTGTACGGCGACGCCCGAGTGTACAGCAACACTCAGGTGTACGGCAACGCTCAGGTGTTCGACAACGCTCGGGCGCACGGCTACGCTCAGGTGTACGGCAACGCTCGCGTGTCTGGCACCGCTCGGGTGTTCGACAGCGCCTGGGTGTTTGGCGACGCTCGGGTGTCTGGCACCGCTCAGGTGTCTGGCACCGCTCAGGTGTCTGGCACCGCTCGGGTGTTTGGCACCGATCACGTGTCGCAAAAGCTGCCTCTACTGTCCGGCCAAGCCACATACACTTGGTGGGCTTACAATGGCAACCTAGGCTATGGCTGTGAGTGGCATCCGTTCGATGCGTGGACCCCTAAGCTGATTGCTGAACTTTGCAGTAAGCACGGCCACAAGGATCTCCATGCTGAGATCGCGGGGATCGTGACGCTGGTGGGGCAGTGGCGAAAGGGGCTGGGGGTGACACCGTGACCAAGCTCTACTGGATGCCGCTCCCGCAACCGCCGAATGGAGGCGCGTGATGTTCATTCTCTCAATCCGATGCGACGACCGTTTCGTGTGTGACTACCAAAAGGGTCTGTCTGGCGGCTGCATCATGCGGTCGGATGTAGCCATCCGAGGCGAGGCCATCGACCAAGCCAAGGGCGAAGGATGGACCTTTGACGACGAGAAAGCCTACTGCCCGCACTGCTCTCAGCGACGGGCTGAGTGGGCGAAGAAGGGAGGCAGGTGATGTTCGACCAGATCAAGCTGCCCATGACTCACACTACCCCCAGCAGCTACTTGGACGTTGAGAAGCGCCTCCGTGGCATCGTCAACAGCAGGATGCGTATGGCCAAGGTCAAGGATGCTGGCCTCCGAGAGGACTGTGACCAGGAGGCGCTACTAGCATTCTACCTGTCCGTAGACAACAATCCTCAGGATGTTGAGGAGGCCCTCAATGAGGCAGGTAAAGCCGTGGGTCGGACCATCTACCGCTTCGTCAAGGACCGCCCCAGTAACCACGCCGGAGGGGACGCAACCCTCTACTTAGAGGGTGAGTTGGTCCCCGCCGGGGAGGTCGAGGATGCCATTGAGCGGGAGGAGATCACGCGCACCAAGAAGAGGCATCCCGCGGTGTACAAGAACGCAACCTTGTCAGTGAGCAGGAGCGGGATTACCATCCAAGTTGACTCGTCGTCCGTGACGATCCCCATCAGGAGCTTTCAACGGAACCTCAGGACGCTCGGTCTGCTCAAGTACCCCAGTCGCCGTGGTGGCGCTGGGTCCATCAACAAAGGATCCTAATGTTCTATCACTGCACCTACGCAATCACTGACCTGGACGACGTGGAGTACAGCACTCTGGCTGACTCCACCATCGAGACCTCCAACTTCGGAGAGATCGAGGACCTACAAGCGTTCGCTGACTCCTTCAATGCGGCGGTCGATGCCCACGCCACTACCAGCGAGACGGCGGGCCGCTTCAACGTGATCGCCCATGTCAAGTGGCACAATGGTGACGCCGCCAACGAGGCTACCCTGTTGGCCATCCGTCTTCGCATCCGCGACGGCGAGTGGGACGTCATGTACTGCATCGGTCGGGAACCCTACGCCGAGTTCATCTTGAATGAGCTGAACGACTGATGCTGACGCTGGACGCTGAGGCGATGGCTGCTTACTACGCCGTCGAGCGGCGTTCAGCAGAGTTCCGTACCGTACTCCTTGTTTGGCGCAAAGCGTTAGTCGAGAAGCTCTGCATCGAACTGGGGTACGGTACACTCGTAGAGAGAGACAGCAGGTCCATGTGGGGCGGCTTCCTGAGGTTGGATGAGACCGACAGGAACAACCAGCGCCTCATGGACCTGCTGGACATCTTGGATGTTAGTACCGAGGAGTACCTTGAAGAGGAGGGTAAGCGATGAGCTTTGAGCAGTTTGTTGTGTCGATCGTGGTGATCGCCTTTGGAGTCGTGTGTGGGTTGATCTTGCTCAACCTCGTGGTAAATCTGTGGGAGAACAGCAACCAATGACCTTTGACTTTTGCGACGGCAACGGCCCCGTCGCTGCTCATCGACACGCCAACGGCGGTGGCTGGGTGGCGGAGACGGCAACCGTATCTGACACTGCATATGTCGGCCCGGATGCTCGGGTGTTTGGCAAAGCTGGGGTGTTTGACAACGCTTGGGTGTCCGGCAACGCTCGGGTGTACGGCAACGCTGAGGTGCTTGGCGACGTTGAGATGTACGGCAACGCTCACGTGTGCGGCAAGGCTCGGGTGTACGACAACGCTGAGGTGTTCGATAACGCTGAGGTGTGCGACAACGCTCAGGTGTACGGTGACGCCCGAGCGTTCGGCAACGCTCGGGTGTTCGACAACGCTTGGGTGTCCGGCGATGCTTGGGTGTCTGGTGACGCTCGGGTGTACGGCGACACTCAGGTGTCCGACAACGCTCGGGTGTCCGACAACGCTTCGGTGTTTGGCTACGCTCGGGTGTGTGGCAACGCTTGGGTGTCCGGCAAAGCTCAGGTGTACGGCAACGCTCGGGTGTTCGACAACGTTTGGGTGTTTGGCGAGGCTCGGGTGTGCGACATCGCTCGGGTGTCTG